AGAAGTAAATGTATTGTTTTAATCCATCATAGAAAGCCCCAATACATTGGTTTGTTCCCGCAGGTTTAGTATAGGTTATTGCAGTTGTTCCCTCTACGCTTTCTAAACGGTAGTTGTTACCAACACCCCTAAATCTTATGTTTTTCCCATACTTATGTTGAGTGGGTGCAATGACAGATTCGGCATCGTCTAAATTCATGTAACCGCTAAACTGTTTTATCATTTGAGGCATTGCTACTAATATTTTTTAGGACTGTAATTTCATTCCACCATCTTCTCTTAAAACTTGCGCTATTTGTTGTAAGGTAACACGCTTCTTGGACAATCTTCTTCTTCCCGAAGTCATAGCTGCAAAGTATTCAGCCCTTTCTCCTAATTGCTTTTTCCACTTAATAAACGCAATGATAGCTTCTTGCAATGCAAGTTCTACGTTATAATCATCATCTTTTTCAGGACTGCTTATGTATTCAAATAAAACAGAATCAAAACTAAAATCGGGTGGGAAAATAATAACTTGGTTTTTATCGTCTACCCTACATTCTCCGTGCTGAATAAGACCATTTCCCGTACCAAAATAATTTGAGTAAGTACCGTTCTGATAAAAATTTAAGTAAAGTGGTGCAGCAGCTAAAGCCCCTACGTTATCATTCACTTGTGATTGTTGCAATTTACTTACTCTATTAGGGTTGGTGTCCATCCAAGTAGTAAGACCGTTATTTATCTTTAACGTGCTTATTTTACCACCTTTATCTAATACACCAATCTTTGTCCAAGAAAGGCAATCAGAAGGTATATTGGCAGTCTTATTACCATTTAGTGGTATTCTAATAGTTTTCGGTTCAGCCGAAATATCAAAATTCATTTCAACCAATGCCCGAAGCCCAAGAATCCAACAGCTATCAAACTTATCGTATGAAAGCCCAAGTTCATCTAAGGCATAAGCCACTACTGTTTTTAAAGGAACGTATTTGCCAAGTTCAGACATTGGTTAGAATTTAATTATTGACGGCACTTATTTTTTTGAGCCAAAGTAACTACTTGTGGTTCTGTTTTTTCTTCAACTACTTCAACTACTTCTTCGGTAGGTGTTTCAGTTGGGGCATCTTGTGGTACTAATTCATCTTGAACTTCTACCACTTCTTCTTTTTTTCTTGCCATTGTTATTGTGTTTTAGGGTTTTTTGGTTCGTTATCTAAAATATTGTCTTTACCTAATTGGTATCTGTTTGTTATGTTTTTAATAACAGTTAAAAATATATTTTCTAAAGCACTATCGGGAACACTCATTACATCGTCCACACTTGCGGTTCTGCTAATAGGCATCTGTACATAAACATCTAATTCGTTAAGTGGCGCACCGTTTGTAGCTTGAAAATAAATAATATTGCTATTTACTCTATAAAAAGAACCCGAAGGTTTTGGCATTAAGTTTCTGTAAGGAACACGCTTAGTAGTTGTTGGATAAAATGATTGTCCTCTACCTTGACCGTCTTGTGTTGCGTAAACATCTGTTATTGCATAACCCGAAGGTAGTGCGAGTGGTGTTTGTGGTAGTGTTGCTTTCCATTCATTCGTAGCTGCGTTTCTTGTAATAGGTGAAAGTAAGTAAGTAACTAAATACGCTTCGGGAACTTCAAAGACACCCGTCACTTTTGCGTTCTCAAAAATTTCACCCTTCATTACAAAAGGAATAGCAGAATCTATATATAAAAGGATTTCTGAATCAGATACCTTAAAATCAGTATTAGGGAAGTCATTATTTATATGCCTCTTAATTCTCTCCGTGAGTGCTTTTTTTGTGTAAGGTGTTGCCATACGTTAATCCCCCGTTTGAATTGTGTTATTGCCGAAGTTTTGAAAATCTCTATCTTTTAATGATAGACCAATATCTTGAAGCATACGTTTTGTTATTTCCATATTGGAAACATCATCCCATAGACTTTGTGTACTTGCGCCCGAACTATAAACTTGTCTACCATTACCGTCTAATGTATAACCCCAAACGATATTAGTTACATCACCGATATAGTTTATTTCTGCTGTGGTTATTGATGTTGGTAAGAATTTATATGTTCCTTCAATCTCATAAGCGTAGTACATATTGTTTGCTACACTTGGGGCATCAATAACTGATTTTTTTACTTCTGATATTTGCCCGTGATTAATAAATACAATATCAAAATCATCCGTTCTTAATGCAAGTCTATAAAGTAACCCCGTTGGCTTTGGGGAAGAACCTGTTGTAATTGTTAATGTTGAGTTTTTTGTAAACGGTGCTAATTTCGTGAGTATTGTTTCATTTAAAATAAGACCCGTATTCATTCCTAATTTTCCATTAGAACGCATTTGAAAGCGACCTAATAAATCACCCATATAAGCCCTTTGTGCATCATTCCAAAAAGTATTAAACTCTGTGGCTGATAAAGAACCCGCTTGATTTTTACGAATCAATTTTTGAACAAAAACATATAAATCATTTACGGTAAGTGCCATAACCAAAAATACTATTTAGTTACCAAATTACAACAAAAAAAATACCCGCCAAACTTTTTATAGAATGACGGGCATTGGCTCGGAGGATTAGCCTTAATTAATTAAAAACCGAAGCTACTTGAATTTTAAATTCTTCACCTTCCTCTGTGGCAGCAAACTCAAACAATCGGTTAGCTATTGCTTCGGGGCTTCTTAGTCCTGAAATATCGCAAATTACATTACCGCTTTTAGACCATTCGGCTTTATTCGGGTTGTTTTTGTTGGATATTAAACCTGCATTTAGGGCTTTTTCAATATAATACTTTGTTTCTAACGCTGTATTACCATAAGAGGACATAAACCCTTCTGCATCTGATAAGGCTGCTTTTCTGTACTTAGCACGAATTTCGGCTTCTGTAAGTTCGTTGCCTGTATCATAATCGCTTGTTGGTATTCCCAAGTAAGCAGCGTGAATAAGCATTTTATTTTTAGATGCTTTTTTAGCTAACTCTAATGCTTCTTCTACCATATCTAATTTCTTAGATTCTTCGGTAATACGCTTTTGGGTGTTCTCTGATTTAAAAATTCCGTTTGCTGTGTTTGTCCTAAAAGGGCTATCAACATTCCAACTACAAATAGTAAGATAGAATAACAACATTTGGTCGTAACCTTCAACAACTAATTTACCATCCAAGAAATTACGTTTCTTAGTTTGTGCTATTAGTTGGTCTATCATTTCTTTTTCCTTTGGTTGTTCGGAAACAAAGATAGAATCACACCCATCGTAATAACGGATATTAACTCTTTTACCTTCCCATACTATTTGAGAAGTTAGCACTAAGTTTTGAAACGGTCTGTATTCTTTTGTTGGAAGTGGGCGATTGGTTCTGTGGTCTACGATAGGTCTTGTCCTTTCAGAATTTGTAGCAACAAGTTTGAACATATACTTTTTGTCTGCATCAAACTCAAAGTTTTTGTACTCTTTTTCTAACTTGTACTTTTCTTGCGTAGTAGTACCCTTTTGTTCGGGTAAATTTAATGGGGCTTGTTTAGCGTTTGCCATTTTAATTTATTTTATGTTGTAAAAATAGGGAGTAGCGTTATTGCTACCCCCTTTTAAAGAACTGTTTATTACTAAGAACTGATACCTTTCAACAAAGCGAATTGTTCTGCTGCTAACACACGGCTACCAACATAAGCAATCTGATTGTATTCGTTCTCCGCTTTTGAAGTCTTAGTAGGTTGAGTGTAACCTAAAGACCAAGAGTAGATACGCTGTCCTGCGGTAATATCAGGATTTTGTTGATACACCCATTGCATTTGAGGGCGACTTGTGTTGTCTTTAGCATCTTGAATCATTCCTTGTGGAACTGCAAGACCAAAGTATGCACGGTAATCACCTTGCGTTGGGGTATAACCAAATACTGCTTCTGCGGTAAAGCCCTTGTAACGGTGGAAATGGAAATCAAAAGTATCAGTAGAGAAACCTTTGAAGCCATAGCTTGTAGCCGCTTCTTGGCTGAAACCAACAGAACCGTAAGAAATTGCACCGTTCTTGTAAATACCAAACAACAAGTTGTTGATATCTTGACGTTGCTTTAAGTCTTGTAAGAAATGGTACTCTCTTGCGCCACCGTTAGCATCCAATACGTTTGTTAAGTTTTGGAAATCTCCAATAGCAAACATATTTTGAACGTAATCAATTTCAGAACCTCTTGCTTCAACGTCAGGGATAACACCCGTAGTTCCTGTTGCAGTTGTGTTAGCATCAGGTACACCTTCCATTACAGCATCTTCAATGTTCATCATCATATTTTGGTTCATAGTTTGAACTGCAAGGGTTGGCTCATAGAAGCTACCGCCTCCGAAGTCAATTTGCGTTTTGTTCATCCCTGCTAAATCAGAAGATTTAGTAGATGCACGGATAACAGTTGCGGTGTTATCGTAACGGTAAAGTTGTTGCTGTAAAGTACCTTGTGAATCAGATGCTTCACCTGCTAATTGGTTACCAAAGGTTTCAAGACCTTCACCCGCATTTAAGGTAGTTCCTGATGTTCCTGTAATCAAAGTATAGTTCCCTAAAGGAGTAGCTTCAATTACGAAAGCACCTGCGGTTCTTGTGATAGCAGTTACACGAAACTTACGACCATTAGAACGGATTTTAACAACTTCATTCAATAAGAATGGAGATTGAGTTCCCGTAGCACCATTGTTATAAGATTCAGGGCTTTTCAATGTGATATTGATAGCTGCACCCGCAACAGAACTTGTTACGTTTGCGTTTACTAAACCTGAACCAAATGGTCTGCCTTTCTCAAAGTGAGAAAAGGTATTGGTTGTAGTGTTTACTGTTTCAACACTTGTACGACCTAAAATTTCCATTGCTAACATATAAGAACTGTTACCGTATTTGGCAATCAATCCCGCAATGTAATCAGGAATTACAAAGTTTAAGTCGTTAAAAATTCCTGTGGTTATTCCCGAAGGATAGGCTATTGGACCAGGTTGTCCTGTTGCGCCTCTAACTATTGCACTTGGCATAATAATAAAATTTTGTTTGTGATTAGATTATTTTTTTAAATCTTTACACCGCCAACTCGTAAGGAACGCTTCATTTCGTAATCAAGAGTATTTTCTTCCATATCCTGTGGGTTTTGTCTTTGCAAACCTCCATCATTATTGTCAGGCAGTAAGGCTTTCATTCTTGCGTTTGAACCTTGCTTAATAGCTTCATTGATTACTTTCTGTTTATTCATTGCGTAGTATATGGCATCTACAAACATTTCTCTATTCGGCTTTCCTTCCGAATTAAAGAATGATTTAAAGAACTTATCCATATCGGATGCAACTTCAACAGCTTTTTTAAACCCTTCCCCGTCAGGCTGAAATTGAAACTCAAAATTAATCTTATTGGCTTCATCAATAAATTTAACTTTTGTTTCTACGTCTTTTGGTTGTAGGTTTTTGTAGGCTTCCTTAGTTAAAGTGTCTTGTTCTTCAAGGCTTTCCAATGATTTCTGCCATGTTAGGTAATCCTCGTCAACTACACTTTCTATTTTTGGTAAAACGATTTCTTTTTTAAGTTCTTCAAGTGTTGGTAAAGCCATTTGTGCATCAATAACTTTGTCCATTTTTACTTGACTAACTGTTTCTTTCCATTCATTGTGCCTTTCTTGAAATTCATCATCATCTTCTGATACACTTTGAATTGGCTCTTTTGGAATGGAATATTGTCTGTTAAACTTATGCTGTATTTGTTCGTCATTTAAGCTACTGTATTTCGCTTTCATTGACATTTTAATAATTGTATCAGCATTTTGGTCGGTAACTTCTTGTGAAAGGATTGTATCTAATTCCATTTTACGGTTAAGATAATCTCTAACTACGTCTTGCTTACCTTCGCTTAATGCTTGTGCAATAAGTTTACTTTCTTCGTTGGTGTATTCTAGTTCTGCTTTTGGTGGATTGGCTTTTAAAGCCCTTAATTCCTCTATTTCTTGCAAAACTTGTTCGGTTGTTTCGTAGCCAAACTTTTCTTTAAATACTCCAAACTCAAACGGGGTTGGTTGTACTACAACTTCTTCTTGCTGTGTTTCAACTTCCGTTTGTACTTGTTCCTGTTTTGGTGGCAATCCACCATTCAAAGAAATTTCCATCATATCCCGTATTTCTTGTGGGATTTCAGGTGTCTGCGCTTGTGTTGTTTCCGTAGTTTCTACTACTTCATTTTCTACAACATTACCGTCTGCCATAATTTTTAATTTTTTGGGGGTAAATGATTAATGACCAAATATATATTAGTTTTTTAATCAAAAGAAATAATTTTAATCTTTTTTTAACATATTAAACTAATTAAACAGCTAAGTTTATTTTGAAAGTAGGTAGGATTTGTTGCTTTTTAAAGTCCGTTTTAACTACTTGTGTTTCACCGAATACTGCTACAAGTGCCATCTGTAAGGCAACAAAAATATCACTTGGAGTACGATTACTATGGTCGTAAGCAAGTGCTTGTTTAAGAATAATAATAAACTTAATTCTGTGAACATGACCATTAAAAACTTCGTTATCTGTTCCATCCATATACATCTTGCTTATTTCAAGCATTTGTTGTAGTTGGAAAGGGTCGCCACTTCTGCTACCGTATTCTAATCTGAAATTTCTTTTAAGTGGGTTCTGTAAAACCTTTGGTGTCCATTGAAGGAACGCTTGTGAGTTCATTTTACAGAAATGTCGGTAATAATCAGTTCTTCTATCAATCTCATAGTTTGCTTTTGCTGAATACCATAAACACGCCTTTCTTACTTCTTCGTCAAAATGAATATCTAACCTTGTTGGAGAAATCCATAATGCTACGGGGTACATTCCCGTTTCTTCTCCATCTACAATAACTGATTTCTTAAATACACATATAGCGGGGTCTGAACCGTTTTCGGCTATTCTATCTTGTTGGGTTGTATCTACGCCTATTATATATGGTGATTCTAATTTTGGTTCTAAATAGTTTCCAAGTTTATAATCATTTGGTTTCATTGGTTCTTCAAGTAAAAACCAACCACCTTTAGCATCATCCATAAAACCAACTACTTCACGTTCCTTGTCTTTATCTGTTGGAAACTTTTTTGGTATTTTTTCTTTTTTTAGAACCAATCTACATTGTCTTATGTAGACGGGGTTTTCTTCAAGTTCTTTTATTTGGTTGTTAATGTTTGTAGAATTGAACTCGCATCCTTGACCCGCAAACATAAATGCTTCTTCCTCGCTACAAGGGTTCATCCTTGTTTCTTCTTCCAAATCAGTTCCCGACAACCCTTCTCTACGCTTGTGCATTACATACACCTTTGCGCCTAACCTTATATCATCTTCTGAAAGTTCTGAAATTAAGTTTCCATCTTCATCCCTTTGAACCCATTTGTTTGTTAAGTATTCGTATTGTTCTTCGGTAGGTACATCAACTACACTATCTCCATATTCATCAATAAAACCTTCGTATGCTTCATAAGCGGGTTGAAAGAATCTAACTAATCTATTTAGAGTTATAGGTCTTTTAAATTGATTGGCTGCTTCAAATACTTTTTTGTATTCTGCACCACCACCCTTAGTTAATTCGTTTACAGTAGAAGGGGCATCAAGCCAACCAACTCTTTTAACGCCCTTAGTTAATGTTTTAGATATAATTGCAAGAAGTCTTGAAACGGGTGTTTCTTGTGGGTACTTACCACCTTCGTCTAAAAGCACATAACTCATACGACCTCTATCGTAAGCGTTTAGTACGGGTGCTTTGTAGTTTATTTTTGAGTAACTTCCTTTATCGTGCATAAGCACTAATTCGGTTACTGTATCTTCCTTACCTAATAATCTTTGCTTAAAAAAACAAGGCAAAAGTTGGTAAGCGTTAGTTATCATTTCCGTAAACGTAGCCTTACTATCATCCCTTGTCTTTGATAATAAACCGCAGTTACTATTCTTAAAAAATATTGCTTCGTAAAGTACGTTTGAACAACTTTGAGAGGAAGCACCTTGCCGTCTTTTTTTAATCCTAACAATTCCCAAACACCATAAAATAAGAAACCAATGCTGCCAAAACAAAAAATAAAGCCTATCGGCTTCTCTAAATTCAGGCGGGTTGCCATCTTCAAGAACATAGTATTTAAGATAGAAATAATACCTACCCGTTACATACCTCATTCTTTCCCCTATCCATATATGTATTCCGTTTCTACACCTATCCAACTCTTGTTCTGCATACCTATCTTGTTGGGGTGTTAAAACTAATTTACCATCCTTAGTGTAAGAAACATCTTCAAAAAAATTAGGAAGTTCGCCACGTTCCCATTTTTGTTCTTTTCGGGGCTTACCAAAGTTTATTGCATCCTCGTCTTTTGGTCGTTCAGGTAGTTTTACTTTTGTTCCATATATTTCAATGTATTGGCTCATTTTCTTTCTAACGCAACTCTATCGGTGAATGGTTTTTTTGTATCTGCTGATTCATCACCCGTAACACCCGCAGCTATGCCCAACGCTTTTGAAGCATTAGTTACGCTTTCTGCTTTTTCAAGAAGTTTAAATACTCTATCAAAAGTTGCATCTGATTTTGCGGCAAAGTCTACATTTTCAAGGCTTTGACCATTTAATGAAATAGCCATTTCTGATAGCTTCCTTTGAATTGAGTAGTACAGTTTCGCATCACCGTTTTCGTACTTTTCTTTTTCGGATAAAAGATAAGCGTTTGATTTCTCTAATTCTTTTATTTTAGCTAATGCTTGTTCTAATTGCGTTTGCAACGATTCTTCGTTGGGCATATTAAAATATTTATGTTATTAAACTTGTTGTGGCATTTGCATTTGTTCTTGCATCATTTGTTGTTCTTGCTGCATTGCTTGTTGTTCTGCTTCTTGTATTCCTTGTTCTATTGCCATTTCTGTTTCCCGATTTTCCATTGAAGCATCCATTAACAATCCTTGTAAAATTTGCTTTTCTACCTTTAACCATTCCGCAGGTGGCTGTATTGATGCTTTACGCATTTCACCAATTTTCTCTAAAAAGATTTGCTCTTTCTTTTCTTTGCTTTCAAATTGTTTTGATTTTGTATCAATAACCATTTTGGCTTCAAGTGCTTTAAATTCTTCTTCTTTAGCAGCTATCATGGATTCCTTTTGAACCTCTGCGTTTTGTTGTTGAAGCCTTGCACTTCTTTCTTCTGATTCTTTTTTGTTTTTTTCTAAAGTTGAAACCAAATACCATTGAGCAAGTTTAGGGTTTTGAATATCCCTAAGTATCATTGCATCTTTCGGTGTAAGCATTGGATTACCTTGTGCATCTACTACTTGCGACCATCTTTGAATATCGGCTTCCATTAATTGCTTTTGATATTCGGTAGACTTCATTTGTATAGAAACGTCAAACCTTGTATTAAGCATATCGTTTACCGATTCAGGTTCTTCTTTTACTATATCGTTCCAATGAAGTAGGCATAGTTTGTAGTATGTTTCTTCCCAAACTTGGTTGTGTGCATTTGGGATATAGTCGGTTACGTTGTAAGAACTTTGGTTTTGTCCTTCTGCTAATTTCGCAGCCGTTCTATCACCTACATCAGAGCCATCACGATAAACGGGAACGCCTAATAAATCTCTTATCTCTGCTACAATAGCGTTTAGGATATTTGTTAGTTCTGCTATTTTTTGTACGCTTGTGTCTTGTACTGTATTGCTTAGTGGTGGGGCTTGTGGTTGTAGTGGGTCTATCCCTTTACTACTCCATATTTCATTACCTGTTTGATTGTATATTCTTACCACTTCTTCCCAAGCTATACTATCACCGTTTCCTAAGTCTAAGTTTCTTGCTGCTTCAATATCTATTCGTATTCCCGAAGGTTTAATTAAACTTATTAATTGCTTTCTTTTTAGTTTTGTTAGCGTGTATTCTCTTAATGGCTCTAATGCTCTTTCAAATAAAGAAGGAACATAATCTCCATCATTATTAGGAATATTTATTGTGTAAGAAGATAACGCTTTGTTTACAGAAGTGTAAGGGCAAACAATAACATCGGGTCTGCCCCAATAAAGCATAACTTCACCATAAGGTGCATATACTCCACGCATCCAAGTGTTTCTTTTCTTTTTAATTACCTCTACATCTTCGGGCTTTTCTTGATTAATTACTTTACCATCTTTTTGTTTTACTTGGTAGGGAACACCTTTTTTTGCTTCAATAACTTCTCTACCAAAACTATCTTTCTTAGAAGTAAAATAAACATCTTCACCGCAATCAACTTCACAATCAAAAACTAAAATAGAATAATCATCGTAAGGTCTTGTTACGTTGTATGCGCTATACTCCCATTGTGGAATCCAATTAAAACTAAAAGTACCAATGTTTTTATTGGTAGACATTTTAGCAAGTTCAAATATTTGTTGTTCTGATAATCCGTTTTTATTTGTTTCTGATTTACCAAACCTTGCTCTAAAATCTTTTACTTTCAAATTATAAAATTCGCCTACCATTGTTACTTCTTGGTCGCCTGTATCGTTCATAAAGAAATTGTAGACCATATTAGTAGGAATACATTTTCTTACGGTGTATTGCTTTGGTGCAAGTCTTTCAATTTTAGTTGCTTCAAAGTTTAATGTAACAAGGTCGTATATTCCTTTTCTGTTAAGCACTCTCTCAAACTTAATATCGTTTTGAACCTTTAATAACATTTGTTCAAATCGTATTTCTTTAGGCAACCTATCTTCTAATTCAAAATATACTTTTGCTGAAATTTCATCATCGGGAACATACGCATTAGGTGGTTCAAAAGCCACTCCCGCTTCTTGACTTAATTCATTAACTAAGTCTTGGTCATACATACGATATAAAGCATCAAAAAGTCTTTCTTGCTTTTCAGTCATACTCCCATCGTCAATAGCTTTTACTTGTGGGAAAGTTTTATTCTTAGCCATACTCTCTACAAGTGTTCCGACAAACTTTGCTGCTATTCTTTGTTGAGTAGGGTCAATATTAACGTATGATTTATTCGCATCGGAAACATCAATGTAGTTCAAAAACTCTTTCATATTTTGGCTACCTTTAGCCCATAAAAGAAGTTCTTGCCATCTTTGTTTTCTACCAAAGAAATAATTTAGGTTAGTTTGATTTGATACCTGCTGTTGATAAAAAGCCCTAACTATTCTTTTGCCATTTTCTATATTTTCACGTTCTTTTGGAGAATCAAAAAACCGTTGCAAAAGCGGGTTGGTAGATACTTGGTTGTCGGACATATACGAAAATTTGGAACTAAAATAAACAATATTTGATAAAATCAGCTTAAAATCATCAAATTGGCTTATACCCCACAATCATATCCTCTGAAACCTTTGTTACTACGATTTCATTGCCATCCCAATTATAGACTATATCATAGGGTGCATTTGGTCTTGTAAATATTGTTTCCCCCTTCTTGTACTTGGTATCGTGTCCGTTTGTGCAAGTTATTTTGTTATTGTATTTCTGCACCATTTCGGGTGGTAAAGGTATAGTAGAAGGTATCTCTATTCTGCTTCCAAATACATTATCGCATACGGGAATTAACTCTCCGTTTTCCTTAAAAAACCCAAAAATAGTTTTGTTAAAGGGGATGCTATAAAGGTCGTCTTGAAGAAAATAAGGTGATGGATGGTAAAAATGATTATGGTGGCAACAGATAAACATTCCCTCTTTTAGCTTATGATTACCTGAAATAACTTCTGCTATTACGGGTGATTTCTCTCTATAATTACTGTTATAAAGTAGGGCTGATTGCACCCAAATATCACCTATTTTCATTCGGTTCTTTTGAGCCATATCAACCCTAACTATAATTCTATTGTTTACAGACTGCATCTTAATTATTTAATTGCAATGATTTCGTGTTCTTGTAGCACTAAATACTTGTTTCCTTCATCTTCAATAGTGTAACCTATTCCTTGATGAAACAAAGCCGTTAAACCAACGCTTTTAACAATATTTGGGTCTGTAACTTTACCACCTACGCTAAATATAATCCCCGTATGTGGTTTTATTGCTGATGATGGCGGCAATAGCAATCCGTTTACTTCTGACTTTTCTTCATCACGGATAATGAAAATGTAATTGTTTGTAGCTTTTATAGACATTTTTATAGTTTTTCGTGGAACATTAAGATATTGTTACAATAATACATTCAGAAGTAATAGCCGAACCCGCCACACTTGCAGCGTTTACTAATGCACATCTTAGGGCTTTTGTAGAATCAATAATTCCCGTTTTCATTAAATCTTCTATCTTACCGCTTTTTAAGTTGTAGCCATTGTTTCCGCTTTCACCTATTACATCTTGAATAATCTTATCTTCATCTAAACCTGCATTAATTAATATTTGAGTAATCGGGGCTAATAAACTTTCGTTTACTAAATTTTGACCTTTTTCAAAATCATTTTTTGGAGAAACCGAAATCATCTTCTCAAAAATTCTAAGAAAAGCTGTACCGCCACCTGCTACAATACCATCACTAATAGCCGCTTTCGTGGCTCTAATTGCATCATCGTACCTATCTAATTTTTCACCTAATTCACTTTCGGTAGCTGCACCCACTTCAATTACTGCAACACCACCCGTTAGTCTTGCTATACGTTTTTCTATTGGGGCTTTATCTTCGGGTGTTTTGGCTTGTGCAAGGTTCATTTTAAGGTCGTTCACTAATTCGGTAATTTCTGCTTTATTGCCGTTACCTTCAATGATTACTGTTTCATCCCTTGATACGATTACTTTTTTAGCCGTACCAAATTGAGCCATTTCTACTTGCTTAATATCCAAACCGTATAAGTCTGAAATGTATTTACCACCCGTCAATAGGGCTATATCTTGCATATAATCTAATCTTTCAGAACCAAAACTTGGTGATTTAACAACGCAAACTCTAATTCTTTGTTGTACATTATTCATACCCATAATAGCCAACCCTTCACCTTCTGCATCTTCACAAATAATAAGCAACGGTCTATTTGATTGAATAGATAACTCTAATGCTCTTTGTACTTGCGTATGATGATTAATTCTTTTGTCGTACAACAAGATAATCGGGTTTTCAAATTCAGCTATTTCTTTTGCTCTATCGGTTAAGAAAAGTGGACTAATCCAACCTCTGTCAAATTTAAACCCGTCTGCTACCTTGATATTTGTCTGCAAACTGTTTGACTTGTCAATATCAATAACTCCATCGTGTCCTATCTTTTCGTAGGCTTCTGCAATATAGCCGCCAATTACTTCATCGTTATTAGCTGAAACGGTTGCTACTTGACGAATTTTATTATTATCACCCGCTACTTGAACGGACATTTTCTTTAATTCGGCAACCACTTCTTCTACTGCTGCATCAATACCCCTTTTTACTTCTTGGGAATTAGCACCTTCGTCTACTAATTTCATTCCACCGTCAATCAATGCACCCGCTAAAACGGTTGTGGCTGTTGTAGCATCACCCGCTTCTTCTACTGTCTTAAACGCTGCTTCCTTTACAAGCAATGCGCCTCTTTGTTCCACTTGGTCGCTTAACTCAAAATGACGAGCAACAGTATATCCGTCTTTGGTTATAATGGAAGGTAAGCTAACTAATCCATCACTACCATATTGGGCATTACCTATCAAAACCGTTTTGCCTGAACTACCCATAGTTACAGATACAGCCTTAACTATCTTTTGAACACCTGCTAAGATTTTTTGTCTTGCTTCTTTGCCGTAGAATACTTGCTTTTGCATATTATTTTTTATTTAGAAATTGGTTTAAAATGTGAATTATAGCACCGTTTACGGTCATAAAGTTTTCTTTGGCGTACTCTTTTAGCTTTTCGTACAACCCTACTTTTATTCTTATCGTAAACTTTTTTATCAAATTGGTGGCTTATTGGGTGCTAATATATACCAAAATAAAATACAAACAAAAAAATATATTTAAGTTTGGTTACATTCATTCATTCAAAACTTTAAATTTAAAGAAAATGGCAACAAATTTAGTAGCGTTAAACGTGTATCAAATCAACTCTAAGGTTGGTGTAGGAACTGCAATTTCTCAAAGATTTGCTTTCCCAACACAAAATGTACTTGTGAGAGATACCATTGATTCCTCTACAAGAGATTTATCTACGGGTTACAATGTGTACTCTGCTTTACAAACACCTGATGGTACTTTGTACTATGTTCGTGAAACCCAAAGTCAAGTGATTACAGCTTTTAACGCTTAATTTATTTGATTAAAAAAAATTGCCCCAACTTATTATTGGGGCTTTTTTTATTTCATTAATTCTTTAACGTAATACTCTATTGCAACTTGCGAAAAGAAGTCATACGCTTTTTCTCCCGTTGGAATAACATTTGGTGCGTAGCTGCACAGTTCTACCACTCTTGGTATTTGTAGCCCTTGCGATATTTGAAAAGCCATTGTTTGATTAGATAAATGGAACTTACATTGCTTTAACGCTTGTGCATATTCGTAGAAGTCTTTTATAACTAACTTTTTTATTTCCAAATTAAAGTTCATTGAAAAGTTGTTATACTCTCTCATTGTTCCACAAAACAAAATATCATCTTCGTATTTTTTCAAGAAAGAGTAATCAATACTTTCATTCTGATACCTTTCACTTCTGCTTATGATAATCTTTCCTTTTGCCAAATCTTTTTCTGAATCATCTACAAAAAGATATTGTTCAAATAAATTACAAGCAAGGTCGGGGAACACATAAAAGTACCACCTTCTTAAATCAAAATTCGGGCATCCAACATAAGTGTTTCTTATTTCACTTAGGTTAATATGAATATCGTGGTTTTCGTAATCGTGAGTGCTTATAATTCTTACTTCTTCAATGTAGTCTTGCGCCTCTACTAATGGCTTTAATAGTTCGCATACTTGTTGGTTTAGGGAAACTTCAACCCCTTCCGAATTTCGGGTTGGGTGCGTCAATCCATCTGCATAAATAGCGGGATGGTCTTTAACTAAATACAGAATAGGTTTAATCCCCGTTAGTCTGTAATACTGTCGTAGTGCGGGTAGAGAACCAATTGTGTCCCCAATATTACCATAATGCGAAAAGGTTTGAATTACTTTTTTTGCTTCCATTATTGATTGATTTTAAATTGTTGTGGCATACTTTCGTATAATTCGTTTATCATGTTGCTTTTAAATTCATATACATCGTGATATTCGGTGTCTTTCATTGAAAGGTATGAAGAACCGCACCAAATATGACGGAAACCGTTTTCCATTAGTGTATATTCTTGTTGTTGATTTTCTCTATTAGGCATCCACTTTGTTATGGTTGGGATATCTACTACTTTTTTATTATTAGCCATAGCGTAGTAGGTAAACCATTGATTTGGCTCTGCACCAATTCTAAATATTAATTTGCTTTTGCCATCTAACATTACGTTTGGAACTTCTGATTCAGGTGTTCTATTGCCGTATGTTTTTACTGATTCTTGTCGCATCCCCATCCCGTTGTGGAACGGACAATTTGTTGGGGAATACTCAATAGCCCTATCCATCATTTCTTTCATTGTAAGCCCTTTATATGATTCGGCTAAATCAAAATAATCTTCGGGTGATGCAAGTACTCTTTGTAGTACAGAATCGTGTATCATCGTGTGCCCCGAAAAGCCTTCTTTTTGCCACATATTTGGGAAATAAGTGTAAGGGATATTATTGCAATATTTTTTAGCTTCTTCCCACATTGATTTACGGAATATGCCCCCGCAGGGATGAAGGTAGACCCCGCCCGATAACTTCATAAAAGAACCCGCCATATCTACCCCTTGTTCAATAAGTGGCTCAAAGTAATCTAACCAATTATCGTTTTCGGGGAACGCATCACTTTCAGAAGTAATAAAATAATCTGAATCTACTAATGGTATAACAGAATCAATACCTATACCATGTGAGGTAAATTTGCCTTTAGGTGTTTCGTGGTATTTTATTTTATCCATAAATGGTTCAAGGTACTTTTCAGAACCATCACCTACACTATTATTTACTACATGAATATCTACTTCATGTTTTCCTTTATGTTTAAGCAACTTGTATATGGAATAGGCACTTACCTTTCCTGACTTAAAGTGGCAAAAAATTACGCTTATTTTCATAATAAATCTTTTCTTGTTCCTTGAAAATTCATACCGTGTTTACTTTCAAATCGTTCTGTTTTAAAATAGTCGCTTGTTTCTATTTCTTTTAAGAACATATCAAAGTTGCCTGTTAAAAACGCTTCGTATTGCTTACCTTTTTGTTCAAGCCTTTCTTTCATACTTGGGTATTGGTCTTGTGCGAATTTAAACCAACCTGCATTTGTAGCACCGCATACTTTGGGTGCATCAACCAACTTCATATAGTTGTTAAAGTAGCATAGTTCTTTTACTGAATTAAATACGGCTGCTTTTAGAGAATTTCCCATATCTTTCTCGTTATCCTTCATCATGAATATTGGTTTATGATATGGTATGCACTCCCCCTTTATTGGTACTACTTCTTCGTGTATTACTCCACTCCATTGTAATTGCTTCCTATTGTATGTTCTGTGCCATCTATGCTTATCAGTCCTATGAGTAAAGTAAAACATATTACATTCGGGATTGGCTTGTACGGTTTCTACTATTCCGTAATCTTCATCAATAGCTTCGGAAGTGTTCATATACATAACCATATCGTTAGTTGCATGAGAAGCTAATAAATTTAAGCAACTCGCAAAACCCATTTGAAAAATGTAGTTAAATGGCAACCTTACGACCTTCATATTATAATCAGAAATGTAACTATACAGAACTTCCCTATCTTCATCAAATAAAAGCATATCTCCATAAATTACTTCATCAACTACATATTTAAAACTTTCTAATGTTTGCTTTAGGGCTATAATATTTCCTTGACCCATTGTAATCAAGGTTATTCCCGTCTTTTTATTCATTTTTACTTTGTTTTATCTTGTTCTAATTCTTCTTCACTTTCAGCACCTTCACCACCCCATTCAGTATTAGGGTAATCAGCAAATAGCCAAATAGATTCGTTCATTGGAATTATTTTTTAGCGGGTTTAGTTGTATCGGGGTGAAACTTAGTGTATTGAACTGCAATGATAGATTGTAGGCTATCTGTTTGCTTGATTATTTGGCTTACTGATTTAGCGGGTAGTTCCGATTCGGGTAGAACTTGTTTTAGTAACTGTAATTGATTGTAGACTTTAATAGCATCGGGCTCATCAAATGTGTACTTTGGTGGAACTGTGCTAAAAATTAATGCTGCTAATAATAGCATTGGGATAATTGTTTTTTTCATTGATTATATATTTATTAGTTTATTATAACAAGATTTTATAATTGTTGCATCGTGTAATGCGTTGTGCTTATTTAAGTCTGTACCTTTATATTCTGAAAATACTTCTCTATTAATATCGGGGTCAATTCCTTTTACCTTAAATAGGGTGCAAATATCAAATGGAATATAATAAACATTTTTAGGAATATTAAATGCGTGACCAAAAATTTGGTTAAATAAAACCCAATCGTAAGATAAACAATCCGACCAAAATTCAACTTCTTCAAATTGAGATAACCAATTAGTTAGGTACTTATTTAACATCAATGTATCACATAAGCACCTTATGTTTTTTGTACCTTCAAAAGAGTTCTTTAGCATTAAACCATTAAATAGCTTATTGATTACATTTTTTTGCAGCCATTCGTCAACTTGACTTTTATCATAATCAGTTAATTCGGCATAAAATGTTTTACCGCAATCGCTAACAAGACCTATGCTAATAAGAGTTGTTTTTTGGTGTAAACCCGTAAATTCTGTGTCAAAAAATACTTTTGTTTTCATTGTTTTTATTTTTTAACTTCTTCGTATGTGGATTCAAATATTTCTTTTTCAACTAACCATTTTTCACCTTTAACTCCAACGCATAAATAATGCTTACCAAACTCACCTCTATAAAACTGATTTTCTAAAGTAGAAATGTAGGGCACTAATTCGGGTTTAGTTCCATATCTGAAATCTTCCATAGCCCCAATAATACCTTCTTCGTGTACAAACCCGTCTTGGTCGCCTTCTTCAAAAAGTTTAGCTTTTACGGTTGCTGTTTTTCTGTATTCTTTCATGTTTTATTTTTTTCTTATAATTCTTACGGCAAATTGGTGTCCATTTATCCCTTTTACTTTTTTTCCCGTTGTTCTATTTCTAAATATCACATCTACTTTTACTCCAAGATATGCTGCTGCTTCATTAGCGTTATCAAATGGTTTGGCTTTAGCTTTTCTTTCGTTTATGTCTTGAATTGATAGGTCGTAAACTATGTGTTGTAATTCGTTTTCTATTTCACCATAGATTTTAGACTTACCACAAAATACTAAAGCTATCTTTTCTTTTGCCATCTTTCAAAATTAATTAATCTTTTTTTGATTTAGACTTTAATCCCTCTCTATTTAATAAGTTGTAAAGGTTTTTCATATAAGGCATTGGGCTAAGTGGTGTATAGACTGTAAAGTGTCCTTTTTTATTTAGCCTTGCGTTTGTAAATGGCTGTGATGTTCTTGATATGTTTAATTTTTCGTGAGCCTTTTCAATCTCCCCTAATCTTGTCTGAAACTTATAAAAATTAGGTGCATAGTTGTTTAAGACTTTAGCCATACTTACCCCTGCAAGGTAGCTATCAATTAAGATAAACATTACTCTTGCCCAATCATTTGCGGGTCGTTCTAATTTAGACATAGTTATTTAGTTTTTATCTGTAAATGATGATAGTATTTTATCTAATGCCCAATATTCAGGATTAAAGTAACCATTAATAACATCGGGAATACAAAAGAAAGAAGCTAAAAAGAATATTGCAAAAATAATAGCCCCAATAACCATTGGTAGTATAGCCCCTGTTTCGTACTTTTCATAATAAGTTTCAGCGTAATCACCGTTGCTTTCTTTCTTCATTAACCGCTTATGTGTCTTGTAAAGAAACCAACCAAACAGCATAACAAGTAATATTTCAATTAAATTAATAGTTGAATCAATAGGGGCTTGTCTTAAAAGAACTTTCCAAAGATATTCACTTGTTGTTCCAAATTTTTCAGCTAACTGTTCAAGTAGCTTTGTAGTGTTGTCGTTCATATTTTTTATTTAGAACTCAAAGATAATAATACTTATTCTAATTAATTAATTAAAATTTCCTTAAAATTAAAATGGTGGTGTGTCGTCTAAAAATTCTTCTTGACTTTGAGTTAATCCACTTGTTGGTTGTGCAGCTACTTGTGGTTGTGGATTATCTTGTTTATTACCACCTAATAGTTGTACCATAGTAGCCCTTAGTTTTAGTTGGGGTATCGTTTGACCTTCTTTGTTTTTATAAACATCTACTGATGGGATTCCTTCAACAAAAATTTGCGCCCCTTTCTGTAAATACTGTAATATCTTAGAAGATTCCGACCACCAAGAAACATTAATCCATACGGACTTATTTACTATGTTTCCTTGCGCATCTTTATATTTTTCGGAATGTGCAAGGTTCATATTTATCACTTGCTTACCATTGACATTGTTTAAAGTAGCTTGACTACCTAAGTGTCCAATTGCTGTCATTTTAATCATTGTGTTTTATTTTTATTTATTAATTAAATTTGTTTCTTTTAGATAGTTAATTAGATTTTCTGCTTTTTTAAAATGTTCGGTTTCTTTATATGGTATTCCCTTTAGTTCACTTGAATTTATTTTTTTTGTTTCGTGTTCTACATAAAGGGTAAGTAAATCTCTTAATTCTTTAACTTTTGCTATAAGGTAGCCGTTAGACTTTCTTGTTCTTACGCCTCTTATGTTTGGTATTCTTGGGCTTAGGCTGCAAAAGGTTGTTCCATCTTCTTCTTTTACAAGCCAATCTTCTTCGTTAAATTTCATAATTATTTTCTTTTAAAATGGTAGTGGGTCATTTATAGATATAAGTGGTTCTAAGTGCCATTCGTGCATTTGGCTACATTGTAGTTTTGCTTTTAATCTTAATCTCCCCGTTTCACCATCACGATGCTTTGCTATTATTTGGTAACATAAACCCTTTGTGTCGTTCCCATTTTCATCTGTAATACTATTAGGGTCGTAGTATTCGGGTCTATGTAAAAAAGATACTTGGTATGCTAATTCTTCAATACTGCCTGATGCTTTTAAATCCCCCATATTAGGCTCTTTTGTTCCGTGTCTACCTAATATCTCTCTATTCATTTGAACGTATAAAATAATTGGTATTTTTAATTCCTTACATAAATCAACAAATACGTTTAATACATAGTCAACTCTCTGTTTATCTGTAAAGTATTTAGCTAATTCATCACGAACTTTAAATATAGTTAAGAAGTCAGCTAATACGCATTTTACATTATACTTAGAAACCCATAACCTAATCTTGTTAGCTATCTTTTCTATCTGCCTACTATTGTCAATATGTAGTTTAAGATTTAATGCTTCATTCATTGCTAACTTAACTAATTCTTGTTCTTCATTTGTAATAAACCTTGCATCTTTTTTAAATAAGTAGTTATCAATATTTAATAAATTGCAACCTATTCTTGTAAGTAATTGTTCGTTGGTCATTTCTCCATTAACAACACCAATATCATAATGCTTACCCATCCTACAACAAAGTTCTGTTAAGTGAACACCTTTACCCATAGCAGGTCTACCCGCAACTACATACAAGCCATTGAATAAAGAACCATTAAGTTTATCCCATTCTGTAAAATGTGTTTTAATTTCATTCTCGTCAACTATTCCATTTCTTGCATTATAAACTTTTGTGTCAAATCTTTCAATAACACTCACAGCTACATTTTGTAATGGTGTTACTTTTATTTCACCTAATTCATTGTTAATATCCTTAAACTTTTGTTCTGAATTTTCTAAGATTGAAAATATATCTTCTGTTTCTTCATAAGAATCACCAATAATTTCACCACTAAGTTTAATTAGTTTTCTTGCTATGCTTTTCTGCTTTATAATTAAGCAGTATTTTTTTAAGTTAAGTGTTTGGGTAACATTATTGGTTAATCCTACAAGCGCATAAGCACCGCCAACTAAATCTAATTTACCGTTATCTTTTAAGTTTTCAACAACTAATTTTAAATCAACTATACCATATTCGGAAACTTCACATATAGCTTGATAAATATACCTATGGTCGTCTTTGTAAAAATCATCTGCGGAAAGAATAGATTTAGCATCAACCAATAATCTGTAATCAATCAAAAGATAACCTAAAACATCTTTTTCTAATTCTACGGCACTTGGGGGGACTTTACCGTAAACCATTGAACTAAAATCTACTGAACTCTTATTTTTTCTATCGGTCATTTTCTAAGGCTTTTACTGTTAATTAATAAAACTTCGCACATTTCATTGATTCTATCGTAAACCCTATCACCGTATAAAGCCCTAATTGTCGGTATATTATTCGGGTTATCTTTAATATCAAGTGGTAAGTTTGAAGATATATGCGTTCTAAAACCCTCATTAACAAATAACTCATATCTTTCAAAAAGAACTTCTGAAATTACGTTTATTGCGTTCCCAAACTTCATATTTTTACCCTGAAATAGCCCAATATCATCTATATATAAATCCCCTTTATAGGCAAAACCATAAGCCTCTTTTATCTCCAAAACAGAAACTTCCTCCAACATATCCCTTAAAATAGCCGAATTTACCCACTTAAAACCCCGTGGCGACCCTAAAAATAGTTTTTGGTACACACGCATCATTAAAGATTTACCCGACCCCATTGAGCCTATAATTAGCAAACCTTTCGCTTTATCTTTTTTTATTATTTGTTCGTATGCTTTTTTGTAAAGTGTTTTTTGCGGGTCTTGCGAAATATCAAAGTCTTGACAAAACCCCTTGCCGATTTCTAAAATCAAGTCGGATGCGTTCATTATTGTAAGTTTGAGTAGTTAAAATCTTTGTTTAAGTCAACCGTTCCTGATTGTGATGGTTTTCCTGATTCGTCTTTCCAATATTGCAGGTTCGCAACTATTTTAGCTTTCCAATTTGAAATTTTATTTCCGTTCAAGTCTTTCCAACCATTAGCATCCCAAGCATCATATTTCACAGAAGCCTTTGACTTATGCTGAAAAAACTTTAACCCCTGTGTAGCACACCTTTCCTCGCAATATTTTAAAAATTCATCTTTGGTAGGTTTTTTTGATAAGGACTTGATAGGCGGAATGTCGTCTTGTTTGATATCTTCTTCTTGTTCTTCTTCTTGTTCTTCTTCTTGTTCTTCTTGTGTTTGACTACCAATACTGTATTCGTAGGCTTTTTGGGTTGCTATTTTAAATAAAGAATCATAGTTGTACCCTGATTCCACAACCTCTTTAACTAATTCTTCACCAAAAGCTGGTCTTGAACTATTGCAAGACCTACATAAGCATCTTAAATTTTCAGGTATAGAACTCCCACCTAATATTCTTGGTATAATATGGTCAATAGATAAATTATCCCTTGATTTGCATTTTTGACATTGATAATTATCTTTTTTAAATATTTCATCTCTTAACCCATCATTAACCCTGTAATTTTTATTATACTTTATTCCTGTTGGATGCTCTTTACCTATATAATCAATTAATGAAGCATCTTTAACCGATAATAATTCCTTATTTACGCAAGATTTAACCTTTGAACTCGTTGAATCATTGTATTTTCCCCAATTTTTCAAAGCCATTTCTTTTGTTTCTTTAGAATACCTTATCTTATCAAAATCACTAAATGTTTCTATTAATTTTCTAATAGTATCTTCATTATAGCCAGTATCAAAGCATATCTGTCTATAAGTTATTTCATAAACCCCGCATTGAGTTGTCCTCTCATTTGTCATTAAGTATAAGTAAAAATACTTTTGTTCGGGGGTTAAACTTTGAACAAACTCGTCTTTCCAAAAAGAAACGTGAATTTTTCTAAATATTGCCATTTTTTAAGTATTATCGGTTTAGAAATTAGTACCCAATACGTTGTTTATCTTAGCCATATTTTCCTCTGAAAAGTTAAATGTTCGTTGTCTTAGTACAGAGTAAATTGTAGAGTAGTTAATTCCCGACTTTAGTGATAACCAAGATAGCGGTCTTTCTATCTTTTTTAAGTGGTCTAATATTTCATCCCTTACATCTTTTGGTTTGTTTTCCATAATGTTCAATTTTTTATTTAGAGCAAAATAAGGAAAAGAAAAAACAACTACCAAATATATTTTTATAAAAAAACATTTTGCAGTAAAATAAATTACCCATATCTTTGTATTAATTAATTAAAAAAGATAAATGGAAGATAAGGAAAGGGAGTTGGTGTATAGTATGTGTAGGTTATTTGGGTTTTTTGAAGTGTATAGGAATGGAGTTTTGGTAGGTGTATGGGTATTAAAAGATGGTAAATTTATTAAACAATAAAACAATAAAAATGAAAAGAAAAGATGGTTATTATTGGGTAAAATATTGCGGTGATTGGATTATAGCAAAATACACCACATACCATGATTTTGATTCTTCTTATAGTTCGTGGTCTTTTATAGGAATTGATTATAAAAAACACACTTGGGGTGCTTGTGATGAAGATTTTGAAGAAATAGACAATAACCAAATAATAAAAAATAAAAACTAATGAAACCACAAGAAGTAACTCAAAACGACATTTGGTTTAACCAACTTTACACAAATCTTCCTTACACTAAAGTACATTCTTTTGAAGATTGTATGATTTACTATAACGTAAAAATAGGTTATGTAAACTCAATAGTAGAAGAAATAAACAACAAAATAAAAGAACTTAACCTGCCACTAATAGCTAAGTCAAATGCTACTAATTATATCTTCAAAGATTCAATAATTGTAGAACCAATAAGTAAATAAATGAACAGTACAATAATTAGAAAGAAGCGAAAATTAGACTGTGGTTGTTATGACTATGCTTTCAGTAGAAATTTATGCAAAGCACACGCCACTATTAAGTCTACACAAAAAAGAGTAGAGAAACATGAAGAGCAAGAAGAAAGCGAGAGTATTCAGAATTTGATTAGTGATTTAGATTTTGTGTTTTCGCAGTATATAAGATGTAAATATGCAGATGTTAATGGAATTGTAGAGTGTTTCACTTCGGGTAAAAAAATGAAATGGCAAGAAGCCCAATGCGGTCATTTTATTTCAAGAAGCCACTATGGATTACGTTTCCTTGAACAAAACTGCCGACCACAAAGCGAGTATGAAAACTGCCACCTTAACGGAAACTTAGAAGTGTTTGCTGCTAATCTTGAAAAAGAAAGAAGTGGTACAGTAGAATGGCTGCAAAGATTATCAAAAGAAGTCTACAAACCAACAAGAGAAGAACTTAAACAACTACTTGCAGAATATCGTTACAAACTAAATGACGTAAAGAAAAAATTTAAGAAATGACCAAAGAGCAGAAACAAATAAAACGAATAATGACCCAATTAAAAGTAGCTTATAATCTATTGGATAAAATGATACCTGAATCAAATAGACAAGAACACTTGGGGTCTAAGGGAGAAGATAAGCATAGTAGAAAGATACATTCTATTATAACAGAAGTTTTTGGAGTAGACCCTATAACCATTGGTAGAAAAAAAGAAGTTATTTATTGTAGACACGCATACCGTTATTTACTTAGAACACACTCTCCACGTTCACTAGAATCTATTGCTGAAATTAGTGGAACATTTGACCATAAATCAGTAGTAAATAGCTTAAAGGTAGCTAAAGACCTAATTGAAACCGATTCCAATTTTGCTTTATTAATCTCTAAATGTGAAGAAAAGATATGACAGCAACAGTTTTTATAAACAATAAGATTGAAGAAAAAATAAGATTATCAAAAGACAGAAAAAAAAGAAACACTCAAATAAAAAACATTTGCAAAACATACGAATTAAAAAACAAGCCTTGTTATGTAGAAATAACGGGTGCTGATATAAGACAATAATTTAAGGTTATTTTAATTGGAATTAATTAATTAATATATTTAACTTTACAATAAAAAAAATGACTAGAATACAACCTGAATATTTTATGGAGGTGTGGACGAATGGCAGATATGAAAATCAATCGTACTTGCCGTTCCCTATCAGAGCATTAAACCGACACTTAAAGGAAACAAAAAGAAAAGGTAAAATTATCAACATTGCCCTCTTTCTCATCAAAACAACCAACATTCCCCTTTCTCAAAGATTGGAAGCAAGGAAAGTAAATAAAAATTTAAAATAGACAGAATGTTTAATCAAACAAATGTTAATAATTCAAAAACTGAAATTAAAGCAGCAGCAACAGGAATAATCCAAAGGTCAAATGAAAATTCATTTTTTCTTAAATTTCATCACGGCTCTAGGTTAGCAGACGAACTTTTTGAACCAACACCTAAATATAAAAACAAATCAATAAGTATAATTCAAATGCTTCTTATTGGAGAAGGGTATATTTTAGCTGAATGTGTCTATCTTGATTAACAATTTAAACTTACAATAATGGAAAAGAAACACACCGCAGTGCAGCAAATGATTTCAGAATTTACAGACATACAGCGTAATAAGTGCAATACAGTTCAAGAAGTATTGTTTTTTGATGGCGTTTTAGCCGTAATAGAAGCCAAGTATTTGTCATTAGAACGTGAGCAGATAGAGGAAGCACATCAAAACGGCTTTCATTGTGGGAATGATATTGCGCATTCTATTAAGCCCGAATGCAATAGTTCAAAAGAATACTACACCCAAACATTTAAACCTTAACAAATGAAAATAGCTGAAAAAATACAAACACTACAAGACAACCATTTTAGCCAATGGGTTAAAACAAGGCATGAAGTAGATGAAGAAGTTTCCAACAAACAAACAACGTTTTGTGTATGCGGAAAGCTGGCAACTGGGTTGCATGAAAGAACTTGCCGCAGGTACATTCAGATTGTGAATGCTAAAACAGTAGAAAGACTGAAACATTTAATTCAATAACCACCTTTAAACCTTAAACTATGTTAGTATATTCTCTACTTGCTGTTTATTTGGTATGTCTTTGGTTTGCTTATAGAGGTGCTGCGGAAAGTGATGAATAAAGGTTATTAAAAAAGCCCCGATTAGTTTTGGGGCTTTTCTTTTTGTGTTATTTCAAGGTATTTTTGGTAGCATTTTACTTTGGCTTCTTGAAGGGTAGTTATTTCTTCTTTTTTGTCGTAGCTACTTGATATTATTTTACCGTTTTTCTCAATTAACCATTGAAAATACACCCCATTATTTGACCCTGCATATAATTTTGCACCATCAATAGCGGTACAATAAAACCCTTCCGAAGATATTATCCATTTTAATTCTTGCATATTTTAGGTGTTTTAAGTGATAAAGGTCTTTGCAGTTCCTCTGTGGTGTATTGTTGTAGCCCTAATTTGCCCAAAAATCCATTTATCAATACCAACAGCCTATTATCAGACAAGTCGCTTAAATCGTCTTTAAAAGGGGTTTTATTGTACTCTAAGGCTAATTTTCTAAGTAACGATTCGTGGCTATCTCTAAAATAATGATTTCTTTTAGGGGTATATGTGCCTGATTTGAATTTAGTCATTGTTAATTTTTAAGGTGTTGGCATCCAATGTGTAATGTCTTTATAGTAGGTATCGTAAGATGTTCTACCTTCAAGAAAATCAAAAGTTTTCCCTTCGCTTGTTTCTCTAACCGATTCAAGCCTTGCAATGTTTGATTCATTGTCCTTGTCGTTTTTTACAAGAACGGGTGTATCAAATGGAGGTTGCTGTGTGGTTAATAAAATCCATTCCATACTTAAATTATTTATTATTATAAGAATCTTTTTTAGCTGATACCCCATAAGTACCGTTAAGGTAGTTGATACATCTTTCTCTTATTGCTTCTACTTGTCTTATTGTAAATTCGGGGTGTTCTGCACGTTTTAGTAGGTCTAATAGTTGGTTTTTTACTTGACTTACGGGTGGTTGTTCCATCACTAATCCATTAAATTCAGCTAACATTAACTGAAAAGTACTTTTAGGGGTAGACTTCAATAAATTGCCTCCTAATGCAAATTCTATGCCTTTTGGCATCTTAACGGGATTTGGAATAAACGGTTTGGGGTCAGTTTTAACTTGTTCGGGTAATTCACTAACGACCTCTTTAACAAAAGGAACTATTGGTGTTTTATTTACATACCCCGTCAAAGCATCCACCCACTTACTTGGCATAGGCTTTACACCCGATAACATAGCTGAAAGACTGTTTTTAGGCATACTTAAATCAGTTTCTATTTTGGATTTTTTAACACCGCAATTCTTAATCGCTTCAATTAACTCTTGGTTTTCCATTTTTATTGTTTTGTTTTAGTTATTTAGTTTTGTAAAGTTATCTTTTTTAGTTCTTAGTTTTATCTTTTTTAGTCAAAAAGATAACTTTTAACTCTCTTTTAACACTAAAAAGATAAAAAAGATAACCCATTTTTACTCTAAAAACTCAAAAAAGATAACAATAACCATCCCTTAACACCCACCATACAACAACCCAACTGCAACCAAAGCAAAACAATCTGCAACCCACCCCACCCCATAAACCCCAACAAACAAGGGCAGCAACAAAGCAAACAACCACAACCAAACCCAACACTAACAAGCAATACAAAGAAAACAGCCCAACAAATCCCAACAACCAAAACACAAACGATAAACAGCTAAACAATCGCAACATAAAAGCAAAAGGTAAAACAAAGGGTACACAGTAACAGCAAACAGAAACCCCAAGAACCCGACCAAGCTAATTACATAGGGGGTGCTATCCACTCTTTCGTGTGTGGGAGTTTTTTCTATATTATGGGTTTTTTAAAATTTTTTTGCTTTTGGTTGCGAAACTTCTATTTGTCAAATAGACAGTTGTTTTTATTTTGTTATTGTTGTATATTTGGGTAAGCAGATTTTTTTCATAACAAGCAATGGTTTAACCCGTTCCGTTTCTACGGTGATGGGTTTTTTTATTTATCTTTGGTTTATGCCCCCTGCAATATTTCATTGTTGCAGTTTGTTACTTATGGTAACTTATTTGACCTTGCAATTCTATTGTGAGGTCTTTTTGTTACCTTTACTTTCAAATTTTTACGTTATGCCAACCGATTCACTTTTAATTAAAAGGTCTATTGCTGCAAGGGAAGGTATGGGCGATTTGTTTTTGAAGAAAAAGAAAAAAGACCTTGCTGAAATAGACAACTTTATAAAGAACGATGCTAAAGACCCGATGGATAAAATAGAAGCCAAAAAACATAGGGATAGCGTTTCTACAAGGGGCTACACCAAAGAAGAAATAGATGCAAGGGTTAAACGTGCCAAAATGCAGTCAATGAGAGCAGGTCTATAAACAGACAAACCCCTCTTAGAAAAGAAGGGTTCGCTGCTAAATAACATGACTAAATCACTCGTAGAAACAATAAAACGCTTTGCTAAATTACACATTATTCCATATCTGACAACTTTTCCTTAAAATTTTCTTAAATCTTTAATTAATTAACTTTTGTATTAATTAATTAAGTAGGTTTGTGGTCTAATCATTTTTAACCAAAAAAATAAATTATGCCACAACAACCAAGTGAAACAAGTGTAAGCACTTTAGTTTCCAAATTGCAAATCGGAGAATCAGTAGTATTTAAAAACAAAAAAAGAGAAAGCGTAGCCGTTATGGTTAGCAACTTAAAACGTGCTGATGAACACAAATTAAAAACCTTCAAACTAAAAGACGAGAAAGGTAAAATTACTGTAACAAGAAATAGTTAGTATATGTCATTACAAGCAAATGAATTAAGAATTGGGAATTTATTAATGTATGGAAACAGAATGGCAGTTGTGTCGGCTATATTCAAAAGTCATTTTAGGTGTGAATCATTAGAACAAATTGATTTTGGCAATTCGCTACAAAGTAACTTCCAACCCATCCCCCTTACACCTGAAATATTAGAGAAGTGTGGGTTTGATAATGATGATAATGATTTTTTAAACACAATAGACGAAAGGAGTTCCTTGCATATAAATTTAGAAAAGCAAAGAACTCTTATAGAAAGCTATGATGGGATTATTAAATTAAACAACATTAAACACCTCCACCAACTACAAAACCTTTACTTTGCCTTAACGGGTGAAGAACTTGAATACAAACAATAAAACGCAAATTGCAAATAACAATGAAATTCACTAAAGTAACATACAGTAGACTATTCCCTTTACAGCAGTTTAGTAATGAGAGAATAGAAGTGGAATTACAAGTAGAAGAAGGTGAAAGTGTAATAGCTGCATTTGACCTTGCAAAGGAAACTATAATGCAATTCCACGAAAAATCGGTTAAGCAAGAAGAAGAAAAATTAGTAGTGGATATTTCAGGAGGTGTTAAAACAACAAGGGGAAGTTTTACTGAATCAATAAAAAAGGATATAGATAAACAAACAACACTTGAAGGTCTTAATACTTTTAATCTTCTTGTTAATAATACAAAAAACCAAGAATTAATATCCTATTTAGAACAACGCAAAAAACAATTCAAATAAAATGGACTTTTCAAAAACACTAATACATTGCAGCAGTATAGGTAAGTTACTAACCGACCCGCAAAAAAAAATAGACAAGGAAGCGGGTAACTTATCAGCTACCGCCAAAACACATTTGATTGAAATATACGCAAAGGAACGATACAACTTCCAAAAAGAATTAGACAACAAGTACATTAGAAAGGGTAACACAGTAGAACAAGAAGCTATTGATGAATTATCTCTACAAATACGGATGCCATTAGAAAAGAACGAAGAAACATTTAAAAACGATTTCTTTGTTGGCACACCTGATTGCTTCACTAATAGTATTGTATTTGACGTAAAATCATCTTACGATTGGCTAACATTTTTGAGTAATATCCCAAGTGATTTAGACCCAATGTACGAAGCCCAATTAAACGGCTATATGGACTTGCTGAATATTGACAAAGGTTATATCGTTTACGTTCTATTAGATACACCATTTGAAGAAATAGAGAAGCAGAAATACTATCTATTCACTAAGGGTAGCTACATTTCGGAAGAATCCCCTGAATTTCTAAAACTATGGACAGAAAAAGAAAAGAACCTTATATTTTCACACCATCCAATAGAAGAACGAATACTATTCTTTGAAGTACAACGCAACCACGAACTAATCTACAATGCAAAAATAAAAGTAGACAAAGCAAGGCAATTCTTAGAGGAATTTCACCACTCTCACAAATACTTTAACCATACATCACTTAAAAACATCATTCACTCATTACATAATCAACAATAAAACAAAAACAAAATGAAAAAATCATTATTACTATCAATCAGCATTATTTTATTTAGTGTTATTAACGCCCAAAAGGGGCAATTTGACGTAAGCCATTCCTTCAACAACCAAACAGGAATGAATATCTACAAAGTAACCAAGACGGGCTTTATTTGGGGTTTAGGTGGCTCTTATTTGTTCTCAACTTACACGGGAGAAACAAAAAGCAAGTACCAAGAACTTGCAAGTACCTATTTAGGAACAAATGGTAACGCTTGGAGTAATGCTTTTAGAACTAATTACAACGTACAATACTTTACAGAAAACAGAGGAACAGTAAAGCTACTATTGGGTAAAGAATACAACAACAAAACAGCCGTTTTTGCTACTATGGGATTAGCTTTTCGTTCTGAATATTGGAAAGGTACGGGTTACGACTTTATGCCACAATTCACAAGCCCACAAAAGAACTTCTACACCTACCGAAACACATCACCTAAAGCACTTATTGGCTTAAACGTATCACACCTAATAACAAGAGATTTAGGAATGAACTTAGGATGGGATAATATTTCAGGAATCACCTACGGAATAACAATAAATATGAAACATAGCGGTTGGTTTAAAGAATAATTTTTGGATTATCAGATAACCTACATTAACTTGCACTAAATTAATTACAATGCCACAGATTTCAGCAACAATAAAACAGCAAACAGTAGACGAAATAAAGGTTTTAGCAAAACAAAGCAACCGTACATTCTCTCAAATGACCGACATTCTCCTTGAAAGAGCCGTTAAAGAAGCTAACAGAAAGAAGAAAAAAGACACAAATCAATAAACAATAAAACACTAAACAATGACTAACGAAATCGTAAAGATTGACCCCAAAGAGTTTGGCATAGAGGACAGTAAAGCAGCCGATATAGCTGCACAGTTCCAACCTATGCTTGATAAAATGGTAGAATTGGAAACTTCTTATAATGAAGTAGTACAAATGCCCGTAGAAGAAAGAGAAACAGCCAAGAAAGCAAGGGAATTAAGGTTAAAGTATATGAAAATCAGAACCGCTACCCTTGAAATTCATAAGAAACAAAAGGCTTTTTACCTTGCGGGTGGTAAATTCGTTGATGGATGGAAGAACGCACAACACTTTGCATCAATGGGTAAGGAAGAAAAGTTAGAAGAAATAGAAAAATACGCTGAAAACTTAGAGAAACAACGCATTGCAGACCTTCAAAAGTCAAGAGAAGAACAATTACAACCATACGGTGTAGAGAACGTAGAAACGCTTAATTTGGGCGTTATGCCCGATAGCGTATGGGATAACTTCTTAGCAGGTACAATTACCAACTATAACGCTAAAATTGAGGCAGAAAGAGCAGCAGCAGAAGCCGAAAGAGTAAGACTTGAAGAAGAAGCAGCAGAACGTGAAAGAATCCGATTAGATAACGAAAGACTAAGAAAGGAAGCAGAGGAAAGAGAAAAGCAGATTGAGCAAGAAAAATCTGCATTAAGAGCCATCAGGGATGCAAGAAGCGAAGAAATTAAGCCGTATGTGTCTTTTATTGATGATTTAAATGCTATTCTTGAATTAGACGAAGAATCTTACAAGGAACAGCTTTATTTGGTTTTAACAAAAGCCGAAGCAAAATGGGAAGCAGACAAGCAAAAAGCAGCCGAAGAAGAAGCTAAACGCCAAGCAGAAATAGAAGCACAGCGTAAAAAGAACATTGAGGAAGCCAAAAA